TAACGTAAAAAAGTATCAGCGCGGCAAAGCCTGCGTTGGTATCGCTACATATTTTTAAAAGGAGGTTGGGTCGCCTATGGGTTTCCTTGACTTATTCAGAAGGCAAAGACCGGTTGAAGCTGCGGCGAATCAGCTTCCGGAGAAACGGAAAGAAAAGACAATCGTCGGCGCAAGAGATGACGACGACCGTACCGATTATTCATCTTTCTCTAATTCGAATATTACATTCAATGGTAATTTAGTCGGTTACGATTACGATAAGATATTGCGCGACAAACAGGGCAATATCGTTAACCTGTATAAATTATCAGATTATTATTGCGACGCCGATCCTATTGTTCGCGGCATTGTACGTCATGTGTACGTTCCGTACACGATTGGTTCGCCGTGGACATTAAACGACGCGAATGAAAAGACGAATAGCATATACGAAGAGTTTTACAAGAAGATACGCTTACGCGAAAAGTTAGAGAGCATTGCTATTGAGTATTGGAAATACTCTAACGTATTTGTATACATCATGCATGGCGTGCCGATAACATTGCCGGTGCATCTTTGTAAGATTGGCAACACGATGCTGAATGGTGAGCCGATCGTAGACTTCGACTGCCAGACTATTCTCAATGAATGGCGGCAAAAGAGTTATGCAATTAAAGACAACTGGATCAAAGACGGCAAGCTTGAGCATTATTTCGAGGGTTATCCTCCTGAAGTCTTTGAAGCTTTGAACAAAGGGCAGCAGTATGCGCAGCTGAATCCTAAATATACGAAAGTATTACAGTGCCCGAAAGAAGGCTGGCTGCGTTATGCCATTCCCTTTATTGCGGCATGCCTGCCGGCTTTAGCGAAGAAAGAGCTTATCTCTAAATATGAAAATGCAATACTTAATTTAGGCATACGTTCTTTTGTGCACGTTACATATGGCGACAAAACCAAAGGCCGGGACATACTGCCAGACATTACCGAATTGCGCGATGTACGTAACGTGTTCTCTAATGCTATGTCTAAGTTCCCGCTGGCTGTGACGAACCAATTAGCTGAAGCTAATGTTGTGCAGCCAAAGCTGGATGACTTATTCCAATTCGATAAATATCGTGATGTCAATAACGATATTCTGTCTGCTGGAGGCATCAGCGGCATTATCGTCAACGGTATATCCGAAGACGGCAGCACGTTTGCTTCTGCGCAGGTTTCTATGCAGACGGCGGCTGAGCGTATTGATACGGCTCGCGACGAGATCTGTGAATTAATGAACAAGATTAACGTTTGCATTCAGGAAGAGCTTGCTTTGACGCACACTTACAACGTGAGCCAAGTTCCTACTTTTGCTTATATGCCTTTAGACATGGCCGGCCGCAAAGCTTTGCGCGATGCCTGTAAGGAACTGTGGAGCCAAGGTATTGTATCTACTCAGACGATGATGAAGATGCAAGGCTACTCGATGGAGAAAGAGAAGGCCCAGCGTGTAAAGGAAAAAGAAGATGGTACTGACAACGTGTTAGTGCCGAGACCTTTAGCCGGGCAAGTTTCAAACAACGAAGGCGGCAGACCTAAACTAACAGACGAAGAACGGAACTCAGACCCTGATGCTGCGGCAAGGGGCGAACAGCCAAAACCTTCAAACCCTGAAGGCAGTATAGAGGAGTGATACCTTATGAGGATATATGACAATGGCACTTACCGTGACGCAACAGCGGAAGAGATAGCTGCGGCTGAAGGTATCGAAGCGCCTGACACTCAGCAGACTCTTGAGGAGCGGCTCGCCGAGCTTGAACAAGAATTGGCGGCTACGCGCATCCTGCTGGGGGTGAGTGAATGACGCTGGTAGAACTTGCACAGAAGATGCGCGGCTACATAGAAAAAGCTGCCAAGTCTCTGTCTGACGAAGACGCTCTGGAAGCAGTGAACCTGTATCCGAGTTGGAAGAATAATCATGAATATAACGAAATTGGCGAACGTGTGCGCTATGATGGCATACTTTACAAAGTATTGCAGGCGCATAAGTCGCAAGCTGCATGGGCTCCGCCTGAAGCTCCTTCTCTGTTTGCGAAGGTGCTTATACCTGATCCCGATGTGATTCCCGAATGGGAACAACCCGACAGTACTAACCCTTATATGAAGGGTGACAAGGTGGCACACAACAGTAAGACCTGGGTGAGTGACGTTGACAACAATGTCTGGGAACCCGGTGTTTATGGCTGGACCGAAGTGGCCCAATAACATAAGTTACATAGCGCCGCGTAAGCGGCTTTATGTATATATCTGTGCAAACACGCACAGTGTCCTCCTACCGCTGTGAGTGTAAGCATAAAGGAGAAATGCAATATGAGCGACGTCATACAAAGAACGTTCATTGCATCTGCCTCCGAGCTGCAAAGTTCTGATTTATACATGACAGTAAAAGCTACGTTGTTCACTGTTCCTGAACCGAACCTGAATGGCGTGCGCTGCACCCATGATTTCCTTGCGGAAATTGTGGAGAATCAGGAAAAGTATATTGGCCTGCCTCTTTGCGCAGATGTAAAAACGTTGGCAAATGGTCAATATGAAAAGCTTGGTCATTGTTACAATGCTTTGACCGGAACATTCTTAACGTCTATGATCGGAAGCTTTTATAAGTTTGAAGCTATGGAGATCGATGGCGGAGAAGCTTTGGTTGGATACGCAAGAATACTGAAACGCAACAAATCTGTTTGCAAGGCGATCAGTGAATTGTTCGCTGAAGGCGCTTTGAAATTCAGTTTTGAAATCACTTGCGGAAGTTACGAGAAGATGCCTGACGATACGATACTGATCGATAAGGCTGACTGTAATTATCTGGAAGGTATGTGCGTCGTATCTTTCCCCGCGTGTCCTGAAGCCGTGGCTCTGCAGCTGGTGGCTGAAATCGAAGCTAGTAACAAAGACTTAGAAAAGGAGGCAGAACGTATGCCGAATGAAGAAACCGTCGTTGAAACGGCGGAAGTTAATCCTGAGCAGGAAGTAATTGCTGAAGACAAACCCGCTGAGGAAAAAGACTGCGAAGAAACGGAAAAGGAAACTGCAGAAATAGTAGTGCATGAGCAGCACGTTGAGGTAGACACTACTAATGTGTATGACACTGAAACTGGCGACGAGGTGCGCGAAACTGTGACTCACGAGGTCAACACCTACACCTGCGCCGAAGACGAACAGCAGGAGACCGCTGAAGTTAAAGAAGAGAAGGAAGAACCTGAAACTGCTTCTTTGCACGAAGCGATCGAAGAGCTGCGCAAAGAACTTGCTGAAATGAAGGCTAGTGTCGAAGATGTCCGTAAGCTTTTTGCGGAACATACTGAGAAGATCGTTGAAAGTGTCAATCCGTTTATGGCTGAGATCAATCAGCCGAAAAAGTATTCTCTGTTAGATGAGGATATACGAGAACCCCAGCAACATTATTCGCTGCTGGACTAAATAAGATAACCGCCGGATTCGGCGGCTTTTTGTATTTTTGGAGGGATAACTATGGCTGGATATATGACCAAGCTGCAGGGCTACGTTTACGAAGGTGAATTCGTGAACGGCACCGGCGAGCCTATTGAAAACGGCATGCTGGTTGCGGTTGGTACCGGCGATAATCTGGGCAAGATGGTTCTGCCCGAAGTTAATGCCGGCACTAAATTTATTTGCAAGGAAGCCATGACCATTTATGGCGGCATTCCTGCTTATCGTTTCATCGTCAAGGCTGTTGCCGAACCGCTGTACTTTGTTGAGAACGGTTTCGACATCAACGTTGGTGAAGGTGAATATGATCTGACCCAATATGCCACGAAGGCTGATGCCTATCTGCGTGCTCATCCGCTGCTGGTTGGCGAAGAGTTTGTGACCGATAAGGTTACTGGCACCCCTGTGGCTGGCACTGAATACACCGTCAAGGCTGACGGTACTGTCGGTTGATAAGAGGTGAATAGTATGGATAACATTATTGTTAAGCCCACCAGTGGCTTTATTAAGGTTCTGGCCGATCAGGCTAAGAACAAGCGCGTTGATAGCGCGAGCGTCGAGCAGGCGAACCAGATCGTTGCTGAGCTCGTGAAGAATCCGAACCCCGAAAATCGTCATCAGCTGGCGCAGACCGTCGCGTTTGCTGTGAACGAACTGCAGCAAGGTGAACTCGATTTCCTGAATCAGGTTGCTGATATCAAGAATATCAACTACGGCGAGCGTGCCGCTTTCAATGTGAAGACCGGTAATATCAAGGCCGTTCTGCAGGCGAAGGGTTCTACTACCCCGCGCAGCTATGTGGCTGAGCGTCAGGTCATGCTGGAGACCGAAGAGATCTCTGCGCGTCCCGCTATTAATATCATTGACCTGCGCACTGGCCGCGTGAACATGGCCGACCTCATCCGCGAGGCGAACCGTGAAATGACGAACATGAAGCTGAAGAAGATCGAGACCGTTCTGCACAACGCGATCGACGATTACGCTTCTCCTTTCTATGCTACCGGTACCGGTATTGTGAAGCCCACCCTGGACGCTCAGCTGGCTCACTTTGCCCGTCTTGGCCGCGTTACCATCCTTGGTGACCAGGCTGCTGTTGGCCAGCTGGCTGGCATCACCGGTATGGCGTCTAACGCTGGCAACACTCTGATCGTGAACCCGTCCGACAATATGATCGACGAGTACAACGACAACGGCATGATCGGCCGTTACATCGGTTGTGATGTTATCAAGATGCAGAATGGCCTGCAGGACGATGGCGTCACCCCGACCCTGGCGATCGATTGGCTGTACATCCTGCCCGGCGGCGCTGCTGCTGATATGCGCAACCTGAAGGTTGTGAACGAAGGTAATGTTCAGGCGTTCGAATCCCAGAATATCGACGATCTGGTGTACGAGATCCGTCTCGACCAGTGGTTCGGTGCTGGCTTCGTTGTTGGCAAGGTCCCGACGATCGGCGCTTATAAGATTGGTTAATTGTACGCGGAGGCTGCCTTAACGGCAGCCTCCGCTATAAGGAAAGGGATTAATTATGACTGAAGAACTTTACAGAGTATATAACAAATGCAAATACGACATTGGCGTTGTGCGGCAGAACGGCCATCTCGCCAATATTAAGGCCGGCAATTTTACGATGTTGTCCGGTGATGATATTGCCTATATTGAAGGCATGTGTACGGGAAAGAAGTTCTTTTCCCAGAAGATGCTGGTACCTGTAGACGGTGCTGGCAACGAAGTACCGCTTGAGAAATTTCTTATATTTGAAGATCCGAATGCACCCGTGCATCTTAGTGACGACGAAATCACTGCGGCACTCAAGGGCCCGATCAAGAAGGTTGACGAATGG